GTTAAGGATCCTGTTAATCCTGCCAATGAGGGTAAAGTATTCTTGTTCAAGTATGGCAAGAAGATCTTTGACAAAGTTATGGAAGCAATGCAACCAGAGTTTGAGGATGAAACTCCAATCAATCCTTTCGATTTCTGGCAAGGTGCAAACTTCAAGTTGAAGATCGTTAAGAAGGATGGATTCTGGAACTATGATAAGTCAGAGTTCGATTCAGTCTCTCCTCTCCTTGAGGATGAAGATGCTCTTGAAGCACTATGGAACAAAGAGTATTCTCTTTCTGCCTTAGTTGCAGCAGATCAGTTCAAGTCTTATGATGACTTGGAGAAGCGTCTCAAGTATGTACTTGGACAGAAACCTGCTCAACGTAGAGTAGTAGATGAGTCTCTAGAGGATGAGAGTGAAGGTCGTGGAACATTCACACCTGACTTCAAATCTAAAGCACCAGTTGCAGCAGCTCCAGTAGCATCTGAGAGTGTTGATGAGGACAATGCTCTAAGTTATTTCCAGAAACTTGCTAATGAGTAGTTACTGATATAATTTAATATTTTCTCCTCTCTTTAAGGTGGTAGTTACATATTGACTACCACCTTTTTTATATGTCATGAGTTGCTTCATATCATCTCGAACCACACTCAAGTATAGTGGTTTTAAGGTACGGATATTTCTTTTTCTATTTTCTATGTCCATTTCATATTGGTAATTAGTAACTGGTTCAGGTACATCAGTTTCTGCTACATATCCTCTAATTGTAGTATCCCAATAGGTAATTGAATAATCAGATGCTACTTGAAGACCTTGGGGAACTATTATTACTCCATTACTATCTTTTATTTCTTTAGTTTCATAATGGTGAACTGCATTTAGTTCTTCATAAGTTCCATACTTATCTAAAAGGAATCTATCAAAATCATTTTGCAGAAGAGGCCATTCAGTTTGGACGTTAATAATATTATTGCATAGAAGAATTAACCAATCAAAAGTTGAATCCTCATAGAGTTCAAAGGCAACATTATCAGGTCTATCATCTCCTCTGATTTGATATTCAGTAAAGACGGTGGCATCATTAAAGATGTCTGGTCTTATTTCATTCTTTTTAAAAAGATTTTTTACAGTAATATAATCTGATATCTTAGCATCAGGAAGACGACTAACGTATTCAAAGTCTGGAACTTTTCTAAAGTAATTTGACATGTTAGTATTCTATTGTTGCAGTGAAATCGCCGTTACCATAATCATCATTATAGACAGGTGTAAGTTCAGCAAATGTAAGCTGTAGAGAATAAGAAGTCATTACACCATCGACGAAGGTATTGTAGTTACCGTCTGGTGTGTATTGAACAGTTGCATTTTGTAGAGCACACTCTTTAAACTTATTTAAGTATTTTTGTTCAGAACCACCAGCACGATTAAGGTATTTTAATCTAAATGTATGAGGTGCTTTAAGGTAGAAGTTTGTTTGACTTCTTATGGGGGACATCCCTTGCTTAAAGAATTTAATAATCTTAACAACAGTTTGTGCTTCTCTCTGACTACGAGGCGATAGTTTAAATGAGAAACCAAAAGTTCTTAGTTGAGGACCGTTGAAGAGGACTTCCATATTAGGATTTAATACCATTCCTTCTCCTCTTTGGAGTGCCTGCTTTCCTATTTGAGTAGCAGAACCTGTTATCATAGAAGCAATTCCTTTTTTAACATCAGCACCACCTTTCTTTGCTTCTTCTAATGAACCAACTGCTGCATCTGCTCCTGCTCTAAATCCATCTTGTAATGACTTTAAAGCAAAGTTAGCAGCAGCTGCTTGTATTGGGTTCATAGTTCCTGATCCCCAGTCAACAGCATTAGTGTCACTGATTCCTCCAGGTACTGGAAGAGTGACGCTACCAATCATTTTTTTCTTCCAGAGATCTGCTCTTCCACCACCCATAGATGATACTCCTCCACTATTATCACCAAACCCACTAGCCTTATATTGGAGCATATCAATCTTAAGTACATCTCTATCTACGCTCTTAAGACCTTCTGGGAATACTAAAGTAGGGAACCCATCATTTCTTGTACCCTCTTTTGGTTTTCCGTCTGCTGTTTCTGATATTGGTGCGGGTTTATTATCAGCACCACCATTAGCACCAGCATTCACTCCAGTTGCTTTTGCTCCACCTCTTTGTGTTGTATCACCTAGAGGTCTTCCACCTTGTCCTTTAATTACTTTTCCTCCTTGCTGTTGATTTGATACTCCAGAACCAAGTGCTTGATTACTTTGTCCAGCAGAGGCATTAAGGGCTGCTTTATCAGAAGCATTAGATGTAACACTACTTGATATAGATTTTATTTGTCCTGTTGAGGTCTTACCTAATGATGATGAATATTTTTGTTCTGTTGATGATGCATTATCATTGAAGGATATTTTTCCGGTCTTTGAATCTCTTTCTCCAATTACAACAGGGTTAGATTTTTTAGCATCACTATACCTTACTATTTCTGTTTTATATTGAGGTGGATTTGATTGTGTCTTGGTTACTTTTGTGGCAGTGTAAATCGACTTCTTATTTCTCACAGAAGTTCCTACTCTTGTTACACTTATATCGCTAGTAACTGGTTCTGACATTTACAACAAAAGTTTTAGTTATTTAGGATGAATTTTCCATACTGTAATGTAAGTAGCTCATCTAGTTCTTGGAACTCTACTACCATTAGTTGTCCTGGTATCTCTTCCCAGGTATAATTTCTATAGTTTTGCCAGTGAAAGTTAAGTCCTCTGAATCCCCAGCGGAATACTTCTACACAAGCAATCAAAGGGTGTTGGTCATAACTAATGTTAGGGGTCTTCGCATTGTATATAAAGGTATAGAATTTACCTGCTTCTGGAACTATCTCCTGAATGGTAAAGATTTCCATGATGAGGAGCATAATATCTTCAGGGTCATTCACATTCTCTTTAAGAACTCTTGCTTTAAGTTCTTCTACACGTGCAGTAGGATTACTTTCTAGGTTAACCTCCTGGTCTAGTGCTTCTTGAAATCCGAAAGAGTCTGTCATGACCTAAGACCTAGTTCTCTTTCAGTAATAATTTTAAATTCAATTCTCCTATCAGCACACCATTCCTTTGCTGCTTTCCATTTTGCTTGGTTGACTGCATAGGTTTTCATTTCATACAGGTAGGATTTAGATACTCTTTTACGTGGTAGAGGAGGTCTAGTTTGCTTGGCAGGTTTAACTTCAATCACATATGTTTTGAGGTCACCTGTACTTTCTTTTACTTTTATGATAAAATCAGGGAAGTATCGACGAGGTTTACCATCAGGAGCACGATAGGGTATCCAAAATTCTTCACTACCCCACTCTAAAATGTTTGCACTTTGGTCACAGTAGTTGCAGAACTTTCTTTCCCACGTGCTTCTACAGATAATATTATTAGGATTGCCTTGATATTTCCGTGGATGCTTGGGTTTAAATAGACTTTTAATACTTTCTCCCATTATCCATTATACATAGTATAAGGTAAATATTATTTATAAATGCCAGCGATAAGAACAGTTTCTAATATCAAAGCGAATCTGTTAAGACCAGCACTGACTTCACATTTTGAAGTGGAGCTTGGTATTCCTGATCCTTTGCGTTCTTGGCTTGGTCAAAGTCAAGATAAGTTAAACTTGATGTGTTCTGAAGCTGTATTACCTGGTTCTCAATTGGCCACCATTGAGATACTAAATGATTATCAAGGAGTTACTGAACGTCATGCTTATCGTAGACAGTTTGATCAATCTATTGATTTAACTTTCTATGTTGATGCTGAGAAGTATATACCTATCAAATTTTTTGAGAAGTGGATATCTCTCGCAATGAATGAGCAGAGTGATAGTGAGATGGCTAGTGAATATTATTCATATAGAGCTGCATACCCCACTACATATACTGCTACTGGATTGACAGTTAGGAAGTTTGAAAGAGATCACAAATCTCAAATAGAATATGAATTTGTGAAGAGTTTTCCTCTAGCAATAACTTCTATGCCTGTTTCTTATGAGGCATCTTCTTTACTTAAGTGTAGTGTACAGATGACTTATATAAGGTATGTTCTTAAGGGAAATCAAAGTCCTCTTTCTCCTGGTGGTGGTATCTATAATCCATTCCAACAATCTCAATTCAATGCTGCTGGATTCTTGAGTGGTGCTGCTGCAAATCTAGCTGGTTCTGCAGTGAATAAACTCACTGGTAGTGCTGCACTAGGTAACATTGGTGCTGGACTTGCTGGAAGAGCTGTTAGAAATCTCTTCTAAATAAACATACTGAAATTTTCTATAGGATATTATGCCTTTACCAAAGATTGCGACTCCCACGTATGAGTTGACACTACCTTCAACAGGAAAAACGGTTCAGTACAGACCGTTCTTAGTTAAGGAAGAAAAATTATTAGTAATCGCTTTAGAGAGCGAAGATAATAAGCAGATTACTACAGCAATTAAAGCAGTACTTAAAGCCTGTGTTCTTACTAAGGGCGTTAAGATAGAGACTTTACCGACTTTTGATATTGAATTCTTGTTCCTTAATATTAGAGGTAAGTCTGTTGGTGAGGAACTTGATGTTAATATTATTTGTCCTGATGATGAAAAGACTGAGGTTGGTGTAAAGATTTATCTTGATGATATTGAAGTACAACGTGATGATGCTCATAGTAATAAGATTAAACTTGATGATACTTTGATGATGGAGATGAAGTATCCTTCATTGGATGAATTTATTAAAAATAATTTTGATTTTGATGATAAGAATCAGATGGATCAGTCCTTCCAATTGATTGCATCTTGTATTGATAAAATCTATACTGAGGATGAGGTATGGGCAACTGCTGATTGTACTAAGAAAGAAGTCAATGAGTTTCTTGAAGGGATGAATTCCAATCAGTTCAAGGAGATTGAAGCATTCTTTACTACAATGCCCAAGTTATCTCATACTATTACAGTAACAAATCCCAAGACAAAAGTGAAGAGTGATGTAGTACTGGAGGGTTTAGCGGCTTTTTTCGCCTAGCCCTGGTACATATGAACCTGGAGAATTACTTCAGGCTCAATTTTGCGTTGATGCAGTACCATAAATATAG